ATACCAGGCAGCAGGCCGCTGGTATGACGCAAACCTAGTGCGCTGGTATGAGGGGACACTCAGGCCCATCAATGGATGGCGTACCAGGTCAAGCTCACAGATGACTGGCTCATGCCGAGGCATCATTACTTGGCGCGACAACAGTGGCAACCGATACATTGGCGCTGGTACGCACTCCAAACTCTATGCCATGAATGAGGCGGGGACACTCAAAGACATTACGCCAACGGGTTTCACCAGTGGCTATGCAAGCTCTACAACGCTGACAGGCTATGGTTACAGCACTTATGGCACATTGGCCTATGGCGTGGCAAGGCCAGACACTGGAACACCCATTCCAGCCACCACCTGGTCACTCGATACATGGGGCGAGTATTTGATTGCTTGCTCTTCATGGGATGGCAAGCTCTATGAGTGGCAATTGGGGTTTGCAACGCCTACACTGGCCGCGGCCATTACCAATGCACCAGTCAACAACAAGGCGGTTTTGGTCACACAAGAGCGCATTATCTTTGCCCTTGGCGCTGGTGGAAACCCACGCAAGGTCCAGTGGTGTGACCAAGAAGATAATACCCAGTGGACACCAGCAGGCGACAACTTGGCAGGCGACTATGACTTGGCAAGCCCTGGCACATTGATCGCTGGCAAGCGGGTCAAGGGTGTCAATCTACTGTTTACAGATGTGGATGTCCACACGGCCCAGTATGTTGGCGCTCCATTTGTCTATGGCTTTGAGAAGGCTGGCTCTGGCTGCGGTCTCATTTCGGCCCAAGCCGTGGCCGCCATTGACACTGCTGCCATTTGGATGTCCAGAGCAGGCTTTTGGATTTATGACGGCTATGTCAAGCCACTGCCAAGCGATGTGTCAGACTACATCTTTGACAATATCAACTATGCCCAGGCATCAAAGATTTATGCGGTCCATGTCAGTAAGTTTGGCGAAATCTGGTGGTATTACCCAAGTGCATCCAGTAATGAGAATGACAGCTATGTCACTTTCAACTACCGCGAAAACCACTGGAACATAGGCACATTGTCTCGAACTGCTGGGGTTGATGCTGGGGTGTTTACTTATCCTTTGATGGTGTCCAGCACTGGCTACATCTACGAGCATGAGGTCGGTTTTAACTATGACAGCGCCAGTCTTTATGCCGAGTCTGGTCCAGTCCAATTGGGCAATGGCGACAACATCATGGCGGTGCGCCAAGTTGTCCCAGATGAGCAAACCTTGGGTGAGGCGGTGGTTTCATTTAAAACCCGAAATTACCCGACAGGCACACAATCGTCATTTGGGCCATACACGGCAGCCAATCCGACTTCAGTCAGGTTCTCAGGCCGCCAAGTCAACATGAGGGTGACTGGCAACACTTTGGCTGATTGGCGGGTTGGCGTGATGAGGCTCGATGCCGTGCCAGCTGGAAAGCGATGAGCGACCAAGAACAACTGGAGAGGTTGCGCCACCATGTGGAGGCGGCATTAGAATACTCTGGAGGCACACATAATTTTGACGATGTCGCTGAGATGGTTGAGGATCACAGATTACAGCTGTGGCCAGCCAAAGATTCGGTGGTATTGACAGAGATCATTGTCTACCCCAGGCTAAAGAATTTGCATTACTTCTTGGCTGGTGGCGACCTAGATGAACTCTCAAGGATGAGACCATTGATCGAATCCTGGGGCAAATCAGTTGGTTGCACCAGGGTGACTTTAGCAGGCCGAAGAGGCTGGTCAAAGACATTTTTGAAAGACGAAGGTTACAGTCCACAATGGTCTGTAATGGCAAAGGAACTTTAGGGGAATAAATATGGCATCAGAAGCACTCAATTGGGCATTGGCCAACGGCATGACGCAGGCCGAATTTGACCGAAACATTTTCAATGCTGTGCTTGATGCGCAGCAAAAAGGCACTAGCAATGCCATGTTGCGCATAGAAATGGACCGACTTGGCATTTCTCCAGCCGATGTGGCCCGTGCGACTGGTGTGACCACTCAAAGTGTCGCGTCTCAATACACGACGGCAGTGCCAACAACTGAAGCAGAATTGATTGCCAACGCCGCCGCTGATGCGGAACTTGCAGCGCGTACAGCACGCGATAAAACTGCCAGCCAAGCATTGATTGATGCCAGAAGGTTGGAAGCTACAACTTCTGCTGGCACTTTGACTGCTGCCCAATTAGCGGCTGCCAATGCGGCCCAGCTTGATTTGGTCCGCAGACAAAACGAAGCGGCTTTACTTTTGCAACAACGCAATGCTGAAGCAGCGCGTTTGGCTGAATTAGCGCGTTTGGCTGCATTGCAAAAAACTGGCACTACTGGCACTGGTGGCGTAACTAGCGGCACTGGTGGCGTGACTGGTGGCACTGGTGGCGTGACTGGTGGCGTGACTGGTGGCACTGGTGGCGCGGCTGGTGGGACTGGCTTACTTGGCCCAACTGGCAGCATGAGCATCACTGGCACGACACCATTTGCCAATGCCACTCAAGGTTTTGCACAGAACTTTGCTAATTACCAGTCAATTCCCATTGGCGCTCAGTACAACCCCAATGTGGTCGGTGGCGCTGGTTCTCCATACGCCCAAGTCATGGGCCAGATGCGCCCAGTTGGCAATCCATACGCTGGCGTGGTGGCAGGCCAAGCAATGGGTGGCTACAACCCTGGTCTTTATGACCAGATCGCTGCGGCTAATTTGGCTAATACAGCAACAACACAAGAGGCTGCCAGATTGGCAGCAGCAACGCAAACAGGACTTGAGCAAAGCAGCACTGGCGGCATGGCCCAAGGCGGCATGGTCCATGGCGGCCTGATGTTTGGGGCAAACCCTCCTGGTCCAGATGATGGCGCTGTCAATCTTGACATGGGCGAGTATGTGATCAAGAAGTCTTCAGTCAACAAGTATGGCCGTGGACTTCTGGACATGATCAATGAAGGCAAAGTGTCTGCCAAGAAAATGAAATCTTTACTGGGATAAGGTGGAAATATGTCTAAAGGTGGAACAACTACATCAACAAGCTCCATTGATCCACAGATCAAAGAAGCATTCTTGGCCAACTTTCAGCAGGCCCAAGGGGTCGCTGGTGCATTGCCTGTCCAGCAGTTTGCTGGCTATAACCCAATGTATCAGGCAGGCGAGGAAGCTCTGGTCAACACGGCCCTCGCTGGCCCAGGCATTACTGGCACAGACTTGGCCGCACAGATGGCGGCTTATGGTGGTGTCTATCAGCCTGCACAGATTTCAGCGCAGCAGACTAATTTGGGATTGACTGGACCAGGCTCAATTGGCTCTTACATGAATCCATTCACCAGCGAAGTGCGCACCAATGCATTGGCTGACTTGGAATCTGCAAGACGCGCTGCCATCCAGCAGACTGGTGAGCGCGCCACACAAGCCCGTGCATTTGGTGGATCACGCCAAGGTGTGGCAGAGGCTTTGACTAACCAAGGGTTTGCCAAGCAGGCAGCCACACTTGGCACAACATTAAACGAGCAAGCATTTAACCAAGCAATGGCCATGCAGCAGGCCGACATTGGCCGCAGATCAGCAGCCGACATTGCCAATCAGCAAGCTGGCTTGCAAGGTGCGCAATTAAGGCTAGGTGGTGCAAGCCAGCTCGGTAATTTGGCTGCACAGCAACAAGCATTGCGTCTTGGTGGCGCTCAAGCGGTCATGGGTGCTGGTGGTGCGCGTCAGGCTCTGGACCAGCAACAAATGGATGCCATTCGCAACATTGGCCTCCAGCGTCTTGGCGTGGTCCAGTCTTCACTGGGTGCGCAGCCTGCCAATCTTGGCATGGTGGCTCAGACTCCATATAGTACAAACCCAGCAGCTGGCGCTCTTGGTGGCGCATTGGCTGGCGGCCAATTGTTTGGACCAATGGGTGCTGTGGCCGGTGGTGTTCTTGGCCTTTTAGGTGGCAGATAAGGAAGACAAAATGGCTGAATTTAATTTTTCTGATTTATTCAGAGGCGGCAATACAGGTGGCGACATTTTTGGCAATATGTTTGGCGGGATGCCTGGTGCAACTCCATCAGGACTTGATGCGCTACTGTCAGAAGACCAGCGCAAATTGATGGGCCGTAATGCGACACTTTCAGCAGCTGCTGCACTATTGCAAGCCAGTGGCCGAAGCCCACAACGCATTGGTTTAGGCCAAGCACTTGGATCAGCTTTGCAGGCTGGCCAGCAAGGTTATCAGCAGGCAAGGGCTGGATCACTGCAAGATTTGTTGGTGGGCCAGAAATTGACTGAGGCTCAACGCGCAGCTAAAGCTGAAGCTGATTTTGACAAATTGTTTCAAGCGCCACCAGCTGCACCAATGCAGCCATTGACGGGCGAGTCAGTCTCGATAATGGAGGCAGCGCCTGCACCAATCAATCCATTGTTGGCTAATCTGAATCCACAGCAAATGGCTTTGGTTCGCACTCTTGGCCGCGAGAAGGGTACTCAGTATTTGCTTGAAACTATGAAGCCACAAGAAACAGTGGGCCAACCATTTTTAGGTAAAGACAATAAGTATTACATTCAGACCAAAACTGGCGGTGTCATTCCAGCGCCAATAGCCCCAGCAGCAAAACCAGTTGGTGCGCCACAGCAAGTATTAGGTGCTGACAAAAAGCCTGCGCTAGTGCAATATTACGACGATGGCACTTACAAACCAGTTGGCGGTGTATCTCCATTGATACCACCGGAAAAAGTTGACACTGGCGCTGGAATTCAATTTATTGACCCTTATGCTCAAGCGCCTGGATCAATAATTCCCAAAACTTTAGCGCCACAAGTTGTGGGAAATGCTGAAGATGGGTATTTTGTTGTTGGCGGTGGCGCTGGAGCTAGACCTCGCCCAGCAGCTGGTGCAGCTCCAGCCCCAGCAGTTGGTGCAGCCCCAGTAGCGGCAGGCCAAGCTCCGGCAGCAGCTCCAACTGCCCCAGCCGCAGCCGCAGCTCCATCAGCTGGACCAGTGCCACTAATCCCTGGCACTGGGAAATCATACGCACGAGAAAAAGATTTAAGGGCTACTTTCACAACTGAAATGAAGCCATTTACAGATTTAGCTCAAGCCTTTAGAAAAGTTGAGGCAGCGGCATTAAACCCGTCAGCGGCTGGAGACATTTCATTGGTTTATGGCTACATGAAAATCCTAGACCCAGGCTCAACTGTTATGCAGGGTGAGCAGGCCACAGCGGCAAATGCCGGTGGAGTTTCAGACAGGGTCAGGGCTATGTATAACAAGGCTTTGACCGGAGAGACCTTGGCCGACAATGTCCGGCAAGACTTTTATGCTCAGTCAAGAAATCTGATTGAGTCTCAAAGACCATTGCAGCAAGACATATCAGAGAGATACGGCTTAATTGCTACACAAAACAAATTAGACCCAAATCAAATTGTTTTTGATCCATTTAAGCGGATCAGAACACCATTGGAAATTGCCACTGAAGCTGCCAAAGAAAAAGAAAAAGAAAAAAAGAAAAAGCCAGCTTCATATAACAGCACATACAACCTTTTACCAAGGAACTGATGATGGCCACGATGTCAAATATTGAGAGATTGCAAGAAAATGTGCGCAGAATGCAAGAGCAAAATGCGCCTGCAAACGATATTGTTGGCTATCTTAAATCCGAAGGATTTACCCCAACCAAGTTTGAGGCAGCAGTCGCAAGCTCCAGAAAGTTAGGCGGCCCACCAGTCGAGGCTGGTTTTGGCCGGTCAGTTTTGCAAGGTCTTAGTTTTAACTTTGCCGATGAGATTGAGGCGGCACTTAGGGCTGGGTCTGTGTCAAACAAAGAGTATGAAAACCAACTGGCAAGAGTCAGAGCTGGCATTAAAGAATATGAACAGCAATACCCTGGTCGCGCATTTGCTGGTGAAATGATTGGCGGTTTAGCCCCTACGGCTGCCGCACTTATTGCCGCACCATTTACTGGTGGCGCTACAGCCCCAGCGGCCATTGCCGGTGCAACACGCATGGCAGCTAAAGCGCCAACTTTAGGCGGCATTGCCTTGCGTGGTGCGGGTTATGGCGCTGCATCAGGCACAGTTTCTGGCGCTGGTGGTGCTGAAGGTGGTTTAGAAAAAAGATTAGCAGGCGCAGGCATGGGTGGTGCAACTGGTGCGGTATTTGGTGGTTCAAGCCCAGTGGTTACTCAAGCAGTAAGCTCTGGCGGCAAAGCTATAAAAAGCGTTTTTAAACCTACTCAGCCTCAAGATGCATTAAACAAAGCCCAAGAACTTATTGCAAAGAAGCTGGCTCAAGAGGGGATTGACCCAGCGCAATTGGCGCGTCAACAAGAATTAAGAAATCTCACACTAGGTGCAAAAGACGAAACCTTGGCAGATTATGGTGGCGAGTCAATGAGGCGCTTGGCCCGTGGTGCTATGGCCATTCCACAATCTGCACAAACTGAAACGCGCCAAATGTTGATTGAACGCGCCCAAGGTGCTGGACCAAGAATTACACAAGAAATCACTAATCTCACAGCAGTAGGTGCGCGTGATATTCAAGAAGTGGCCAATGAAATTGTTGCAAATCGATCTAGGTTAGCAGCT